GTAAAGAACTTTTAAAGAAAACAGACTATTTTTTTTCAGTTTGCAAATCTTTTCTGATTAATTCTTTGATATACCCCATTTTAGAATCAACTTCATCTAATTTCTTTATAATGTCTGTGTCTGTATTGTAGTTCAAGCGAACACAAATTGTCTTTGTGTTCGCCTTGATGTACTTTTCATTAGCTTTTAATTTTGCTTCTGAAGCCATTAACATTCCTCCTAATACCATTCATCATCATCGTCAAATTCATTTGTAAATTCAAATGTATGTCCATTATCTTCAAATGTTGCATATTCATACTGCCCAACATATAGCTTATCAAGCTTCAAATTTCGTACAAATCTAAGCTCACAACTATTTCGATACGTGTCAACTAATTCAGAAATATTGAATATTTCATATCCACAATCAATAGCTTTTTGTTCATCTTCCATGTCCTCAATTATATAAATTTTATGACATCCATCATATGCAAATTTATTTCCAACTACTTCTACATTATTAATTTTCATTTCTTGCGCCCTCCTTATATATTACTTAACAAACCATACAATCAATATTGCAATTAATAATACAATAATAATTGCGTCTAAAATCATTTTAATTTTTTCTAGCTTTTCCATTTATTGTTCCTCCTTTTATGTGGTACAATCTAAGTGAGCTAGGGAATCAATTCCCTAAGCTCTTGATAAATGTTATTAATGCAACGATAAGCTCAATAACATCTTTAGCAATCTCTAGGTAGAATTTCACGTTGTCTACTTTGCGATTGCTTTTTTTGTGTGCCATATTTAAACTCCTTTCTTTTAATTCCTTGCCTTATCTGACCACATATATAGTATAACATACATGTATATACATGTAAAGAACTTTTTTAGGAAAATAAAAAAAAGCCCTGATAAACAGAGCTTCCATAGATTAACATCAAAATGAATATTAACCTCAAACCTATTCAATTATAACATACATACACATAGGCTTTAATATTATTTAAATAGTTTCGAAACCTTTTTTAATATTTTTAAAATCAAAGCGATAATACGATTGATTCCATTTACATTAATTTTATCATTTGAATCGCTTGTATCGTTTGAATCATCTTTTTTAGGATTGCTCAACTCATCTAAATATTGTGATACTAATAATTTAAAATCATCCCAACCTTCATCAAGAATCTTGTGTGGGCAATATTTATAATTACCACTTGTCATCTTGTAATCTTGGTGCTTTTTTAAGCAATCAATACTCAATCCATATTTATACAATAGCTCAGATGCAAGTCTTGCTCCATTCTCTCTAGCTTTTTTCCATTCATCTTGTGAATCGTTATCATTATCCTTGGCGATTTCGATTTGGATACCTGTTCTATTACCAAATCCATATGCTCCATCACCTGTTGCAAATGCATTACGATTCAATGGTAATGATTCGATGATGTCTTTATCATCCACCGAGAAATGCCAAGATTTATATTCCTTCGAATTGTGCAATGCATTATTTAAAGCTCTAGCAGTTCCATTTGGTGTTGCCGAGTTATGGATGATAATCGCTTGAGGTTTATTCATTAAATAAGGGCATTTGTAAGGATACAATCTCTTATTAATTAAATCAACGATAATACCGTCATGTTCAAGAACTTCATCAGTTTTATCCTTTCCTTCGTAATCTCCTTCATTAACCGATGTAAATCCATTTGTATTTACAATGGGTTTCGAAGGGGTTGTGGGTGTTTCGGTAGGTGTTGTCGTTGGCTTTGAGTCGTTCGGAGCAGTAAATGTTGCCCACATTTGCGTTCTATCCTCTGTTGCAGATACGGCAACGAATACTTTTTTATCTCCGTCTTTGCCTACTACATATCTGTGCCCATTTCCTACATACTTCCAATAATAGCGAATTGAATCACCAGTGTTGTATGTTTTGCAAACATCACCTTTTGGCGAATCGTAACGTGCTCTCACACCGTCTACCGTGAATGTAGCGATACCATCTTCTTGTGTTAGGGTAATTGATTCGGTAGGTTTTTGTTCTTCAATAGAAGTAAATGTTGCCCACGGTTCTGTACCTTGCTCATTTCCATTCACTGCCACGAAATAACGATAGCTTGCACCATCTGCTTGATGTTCAACCCATGAAATATATCTGTGCCCATTTCCTACATATTTTTGCGTGTATTCTAGCTTTGCCCCTTTTTTCAATGTTTCTGCTACGATTCCATTTGGTGTATCTCTTCTTTTCTGAATGTCATACATTAATGTAGCATAAGCGTGTTCATCTATTAATTTAGATTCTATATAATCGCTATTTTGAGTTTGATTTACTAAACATTTAGGTCTAAAGCCTGTATCATATGTGGCACTGTATGGAAATTTACATAAATTAAATGCTCCTCCTGCACCACCTTGATTTTGTCCTAAGAACCAACCATATTTTCCATCAATATCAGAATCAAAAATTGCAATATGCGAATATGGTGTAACTCCTGGCACTACTTTGAACACGACAATATCACCGGGTTGATATACAGATACTTCAACACTGTTTTCCAAGATTCCATTTGTCTTTCTGTATAGCCAAATGTCTTTAGCGTATTTACTGACTGTACAACTAATTCTTGGGTATCCTAGTTTCTCATACCAATACATTGCACCATCCCAACATTGAGGGCCGTAAGCTCCATCAATGTCAATTCTTTTGCCTAATACATCGTTTTTAAAACTTTGATAATCTATTAAAAAAAACCTCCTTTATATGCCAATTATAGCACATAAAAGAGGTTTTTTATCACTGATATACAGAGAACATTTCTCTTAATTTATCTCTTACCATTTCTCTTTCTTCTTGAAAGTCGCTAGACGTTTTCATTTCTTCTAAGATTCCATACATAGCACTTAAAAAGGCTTCTAACTCACGAATTGAATTTTGTTTATCTAGTTCATTGTTGCCTTTTCGATATTCTTTTTTAGCTTCTATGTATTTCCTAAAATGAGAATTCATTAATGCGATATTATCATCAATTTCCGTTCCTTCAATATTTGTATCATTTGTTTTTAATGCGTTTATAGCAGTTCTTCCATCACTCATAGCTAGTATTGTATCAATGTCTTTGATATTGTCTAAAGCTTGGCTCATGACTTTAAAATCTAAATCATTGTATCCTCTTTCTAATCCTCTCATCGCTTCCGTTAAGAGGTCTAGATTTCTTTTTCTAACCTCTTGCATGATACACCTACGCTAACTTCTTAATGATGATATTTGCATTTTGAACAGATAAATCTAAGCCACTATTATTACCTAGCGTAATTGTGTAAGACGCACCACAAGGTACTTGAATCAATGTAACTCCACTTACATTTCCATATGCGCTTGCAGTAGCTACATTATATAGAGATTCTGTTCCTCCTACTGCTTCTCCATTCTGTTCTAATTCTAAAGAAGCAACTCCTACCGTTGTGCTTGTGATGTCTGCCGTATATTCTACTTCATAGATTCCTTGTTTCGTTAATGTAAACAGCCCACTTCCTACATCATGAGCGAGCCAACCTTTACATGCACATTGGCATGATTTTGTTCTTACTCTGTCTGTTGGGAATAATACATTTTGTCCATTTGCTACTGTCTGAATTGCCGTTGCTATACTATTAATCATTTTCTTTTCCTCCTATATAAAATAAATGGGTAGCCTTTCGACTACCCTATAATCCAAAGGCTATTGCCTAATCTCTTTCGAGCTAGATTTGGTTACATCCACAACCTGTCATATTATACGCATAATAAGGTGAGCAAGTAAGATATGCAGGTTTTGGCGTTGGTTGCAATGTATTGATAATATTTGCAGATTGTGCCTGTTGGCTCAATTGGAAGTTTGCAGTTAATAAATCTCTGTCTCTATCTGCTAATTTATCACGCAATTCTTGCATTGTGTTAGCATTGATTAATGCTCTTGTTGCTTCGCCTTCTGAGTGAATTGCAGTGGTAATATCACACGTGTTTTTAAAACTTTGTGCGTTTACACCATCAATCGCTCTTTGTGTTGCACAACAACATTCTTGGTTTTGTTGACCTAGATTCTGCAAACCTAATTGTGTCGTGTATCGGCTTTCTAGAATGTCTCTTGAATTTTGGAAACCTTGGCTAGATACATTTTGATTTGTATTGAACAAATCACGCTTAATAAATTCTTGATTCATTAATTCGTCATTCTGTAGGTTGCCATTGTTACCCCAATTTCCACCAAATAGTAAAAATAACAGGATAATCCAAATCCAATATCCTCCACCAAATTCATTGTTGTTTCTGTCTGCTAAATCGTACATTGGTTGAATACCATTCATGCTTTCCATTTATATTTCCTCCTTTCAACGCAATTAGCGTTTTAGCCCATATTGACTAGCCACATTTTCAAATTGTTGTTTTTGTTGTGGCGTTAAATTCCCCATCATATTATTCAATAATACTTTGGGATTCTGTCCACTTTGCATTAATTGTTGTACTTGATTAAATGCTTGTGGATTTCTTTGTTGTAACATACCCAACAACATTTGTTGAGGGTTCATCATATTCATTAAAGGATTCACGCTTTAAGCTCCTTCCTAGGCGTTTCTTTATCTACCTTTGTATTTATATTACTTCCGTTTGTTAGACCTAATATCATAGCTTCTAGCTTGTCTAAGCGTTGTTCTATGTTGTCTTTCTTCGGCTCTGTTTCTTCTTGGAATCTGTATTTCTTGAAACTGCCGTCTAAAGACTTCATGTAGAATACTGAATCATTTCTATCTAGCATAATACTAGGCAGACCGTTCACCATCATATTCCTTGCTTCTTGTTCATTATTAACCCACTTACCATTAAAATCATTCAATGCCATGTTAGGTGTGATTTGGTTATTGATGTTAATAGGTGGAATATTCGCCATCTGTTGAATCGTCTGTAACTGTGATTCAATCATTTGCTTTTGATTCATTAAATTGTTAATTCTGTCATTAATTGGATTATACATTTCGCTCACCTCTTTACACTCCTAATTATATTCATAGGCAGTTTCAGTTTGTTTTCACATTAATGTCAAGTAAATGCCAAAAAAAAGAGGTTTTTCAACCTCTTAATTCTTGTCTAGATACGTTTCTTTTTCACTGCTTTTTCTTGGTGGTAAAACTGCGCTATACTTTTCTACTTCATCATACTTGTTCTTTATTCTTTTGATGATTCTATTCACACTAGAAACACTCATATTTAATCTGTCGGCTTGTTCTCTGACTGTCCATCCGTATATTCTTGTTCTTAGAATCATTTCTTCATCTTTAGTTAATAAAGCTAGATTAATAAATTCTTCAAGAATAATCTTATTCCAAGGTACTTGATTCGTCATTGTCTTGTTCTTCGTCAATAAGTTTATCTGCTACTTCTAATCCTTTAGTTAATACTTTTGGTACATTGTAACCACATTGTAATAAATTCTCCATAACGCTACGAGATTCATTAATACATAGCGAAGCTAACACAAACCAACCTAGCAATGTAGACACATGGAAATCAATCCCTAGAATTTCTCCTACTTCTACTAAAAATGCACTGAATGTGAACGCAACCACAATCATAATCCAATAGCCTAGCTTTTTTAAAACACCGGTCCAACCTTTGTTGCTATTGATTTTATGAGCAATAGCCGACTTCATGCACCCTGTAATATAATCCACTACATTCATAAATAAGAAGAACGCAAATAAATACCAATGCTCGCCTAATACGTATGTTAATACGGCTACGGCAACACCACACATTGCATTAATCTTATCTAGAAAAAACATACTTCTTGCTATTTGCTTAAATCCTCCATTTTTATTTTCTATTAAATTCACTCCTTACATGATTTTTAAATTATCAACCTCTAATTCTAAGGTTCTATATCCACTCTTAATAACTTCAAATATATTTCTAATTCTTGCAGTTATTACTAGTCCAATTTCTGCTACTATAACATCAACTTTATCACCTAAATCATAGTCCACCTTATACTCGTATGAATCCGTATTTAAATTAAAATTCACATTCTCTTTAATTTGATAATCTGCTAGTTTTTCAATTCCTTTTTGAATTAACACCTTCTTATATTCATCAAGTGTTGTACCTTCTCCCATACGCTCAGAACGTGCGTCTACATACAATTTCTTGATTCTTTCATTCTTATCTTTTCTAGCGTCATATTCAACGTAAATACGCTCTTCGCCTTGCCCCTCTCCACAAATGATTGCATAGTTCTTGTATTTACTAGAATCAATCATAACGTCCGGTTCTTCAACATTTCTGAATTCTGTTGAAAAGGTAACAAAATTGTTTCCGTCTGTATTGTTTTGAGTCAAATCACGTCCTCGATACAATACAAATGTGAACGTACTTGATACATAGTCATATTCTATGCGAAAAGACAATTCTAACGGATATAACATCTCATAAAGCTTCTTATCAAGGCTTGCTCCTGTTTCTTGTAAGTCTACGGTATCTGTAATGGATTCATCATATCTATACCCCATTTCCCATGAACAATACCTATCTAATAATTTCTTTACGACATCAACAATATTTCCACTGCTTGAGAATGTAGGATAAATACAATCATCTGCTAGAATCTTTTCAAAGAAAGAACCTCTAAGCAACATTTGTTTAGTGTTGTTTGAAACCGAATAATGCGGTATTTCTACAATCCCTAACTCTTTATCCTCAGTAGAATAGATATATTGGATGTCGCTTGAATACTGCCCTATATCAATATAAATCTCGAAATCTCCTGTTTCATAATATCTCCGATTCCACTGCACGTTATAAGGTGCTAGATGAGTTACGATATTGAAATCTTTATCTAATCCAAAGTAAGACATACTATATACCTAAATACCTTTCGTTGTAGTAAACAGTGCAAGCTAGGTTCGTATCTCCATTATCTGCCGTATATCCTATGATATTCTCACCTAAATTAATAGTCATATCATTGAATGATGAAGTTCTATCAACTTTGCCAATACAATTCACGCCATTCTTCTTTATTGAAATAGGTTCAGAAACTAAATCGATTTCTAATACATCACCATTGTGTAACGTATCTAATACACGAATATATTTATCTTTATTGAATAGTTTCGGATTTGTCACATCTCCAAATGCTTCAATGACGGCCCTGCAATATGTTTCTGTATCACCTTGATTATCAATATAAATTTCTCTAGCGAATGTGAATGTTCCAAAGTTTACGCCTGTTTCCGGTATTTCGAAATTAAATGCTAAACCACCGCCGATTTCTGCAATATTCTTTGCAAAATCATCAAATGAAAGTAATAAAGGTTGCGTGCATAGAATCGTAAAATTAAGCTCTAAATCTTTGTAGATGTTAACAGTAGGCAAGCTATACGCATATAAACGACCTCTGCAATACTTCTTTTCTCCCATGTACTCAACTATCACATCAAATACATGAGAATATTGGAAGAAGCGCCGTAGCTTCTCCCTTTCTTCTCTTTTTTCTTCTAGTGAACCTTTAAAGATAGCTTTCACGCTTCTTTCTTTCGTTGGAATACGTGAACCGATTAATCTAGCACCATTTCCAAATGCGTTGTCTTGCGTAGTGTATGAAGGTGCTACATAATCAAATCCATCTAAGCCATCATTTGAAGGAATCCTCCATCTTTTTTGGTTGTCAATTTCAAATTCTGTGCCATCATCCCTACGGACAATAACTCTTACTTTATTGATGTCTATTGAATTACACCTCCATATCCATATCTTGCTTGCATACGTAACATTCTAGCGATTTCATCCGGACTTTGAGCTTTATTGTAGAAGTTGATAGTCTGTCCATTGTTATTCGTTGTAACACTAGGCATAATTTGGACCATATCTTTTGCTACGGCACGAATCCACGCTTTATTCTTTTCTAAAGGAACGACTGCTTCTGCTCCATTACCTTCTAACAATCCAATTTGACCGCGTTTCAATACACCACCACGCTCTAGTTTTGGAATCTTTCCAATGCTAACTCCGGGAATCTTATTGATGATACTGATTGCACCATTAATTCCACCGATAACACCATTTACCATTCCTTTTACACTTCCAACTAATGATTGCACTGCTCCTTCAATTCCATTGAATACACCATCTACAAAGCCTTTTAAACCGCTCCATGCATTCTGTATTCCATGTAGAACATTTGAAATCTTATTTCCTACTTTATCCATCACGATTTTTACTTTTGACCACACATCGTCAAATACATTTGAAATAGTATCTTTTACACCTGCGAAGCTAGAATCAATTATATCAATCACATTTTGTACAATATTTCCAATATTATCGAATACACCTTTGATAACATTCCATATGCTTTCAAATATGCTTGAAATTGACTGGAATAAACCACTTGCAAATTGAATGATTGCAGATACTACCTCACTTATCTTGCCCCAAATATTCGTTGCAACAGTTACGATTAAAGACCAAATATTAGATATGATAGATGCAATGATTTGAACAATCGGCATGATGATAGACAATATTGTAGAAATTGCACTTCCAACATATGAAATCACCATACTAATGAACGAAATGATTCCACTTACAACACTTCCAACTATCGAAAGAATAGATGTGATTACAGGAATTAATCCAACTATGTTTGAAATCACCATCTTTATAATCGCTAGGATAGGTGGACCAACCACGCTCAGAATCTTTTGTGCTTGGTTTACGATATTTTGAATAGCTTCAATAATCTTAGCTAATATATCTTTTGCAATAGGTTCAAGTGCAATCTTCATTTTGTCGATTGCGTCTTTTACCTTATCAAAAGCAGGAGCTAACACTTCAGAAACTTGGCTTGTGATTTTTGTGATTCCACTTGTATCAATCTTACTTAATACATTTGAAATTACATCACCAACTTTAGCAAATCCTTGTTGAATACCTTGTATCGCTACTGTAATTAGTCCAATAATACCGGAAAGAATAGGAGTAATCGCTTCGCCTATTGGAGTAAATGAGTTTAAGAATGTACGCCCTAAGCCACTTAAAGCGTTCTTTAAACCACCATTTGCAATATCTTTAACCTTTTCCATTGCTCCTTGTACATCTTTATATTTATTCCCTACTGTCGTTAAGGACTGAATGAATCCGGCGTTGAAATCTTCTCCCATTGTACCGAAAGCCGTTGCAGATTTATTCAATTTTTCTTGTTCATTTGTAGTCTTTGAAATATCTTCTACAATCGCATTCACAACATCTTTTTGAGTTGCTCTTCCTTCTTGCCATGCCTTAAATACATCTTGTGTTTTGGTATCAAAACTATCTAAAGCTCCTTCAATAGTTCCATCAACTAACCTTGTGGTAACTTCGTTAATTGCGTCATTTACTTTGTCAAGGTTATAAGCTCCACCGTCTAAACCATTCTGCATTAATTGGAAGTATTCTTCTGCCGAATATCCTGCTTGCTTGAATTTACCGGAGTATTCTGAAATGTTGTCGCCTAACTCATCTGATTTGTTTAAACCATTCTGAGCACCTGTAGCCATAAGGTCGAAAGCTTCTTGAGAAGTAATTCCGAACTGCTTCATTAATTGTTGAGCACCTCTAAGAGTTTCGTTTTCGTCCATACCGAATGTGTCTCTTAATGTCAATAAATCCTCAGTTACATTCTTTAAATCAACATCACTTATGCCTTGCATTTGTTGCTTGACTCTGCCCATCATATCGGCAACATCTGAAACATCTTCACCGAAATTATTAGACCAAACATCACGAGCAATGCTTTTAAATTTGCTCATTTCATTGCTTGAAGCACCTGTTTGAGCTTGGAATTTAGCCATAGCGTCATCTAGCTCAACGGCTTGGTTAACACCTGTCTTAATTGCTAATGCCATCCCACCGATAGCTCCTGCTACGGCAGTAACGCCTACAACACCTCCAACGCCTAAACCTGTTAAGGTTTCAGTGATTGCAGAAGCTTCCGGACTAATATTCTGAATCTTTCCTAATAGTCCATCAAATCCACCTTGAATTGATTCTAATGCACTGTTTCCTACTTGCTTAAATACATCAAATTTAGAACCTGTTTCTTGTGTTTCTGTTTGTGTATTTCTTTGCTCTTCGTTTAAATCTTTAAGTTTATCTTTAATCTTTGGCGGTGCTTTTGAACCATCAGAACCTAGCTTATCAATCGCTTTTGAAGTATCTTTGATAGCATTTGTGGCTTCACTTGATACAACCTTTACAGATTTAATTCCATTCTCTAGACCACTTGTATCAATCTTTGTATCAAACTTTAATGTTCCGTCTGATATTCAATTTGCCACCTCCTTTTCTAAACATCAAAATATGAATCAAATTCATCTTTCATTTCTTGTTCCTCTATTGTTAATTCAATTGGGAAAGACCACGCTTCTTTTGCTCTTTGATATGCTTTATCTTGTGTATCATTTTTTGAAGTTTTTTCATATCCTCTAACAATCTTTGCATATCCCCACAATGTAGAATCACCAACGATATTATTCGCCAATGCTAAGAACTTATGCCAATGCATATCACATTCTGTTAAATCAATGCCGTAAAGTTGCATAAAAGCCGAATAAATATATTCCCCATCTTGCACATAGTCTAAAGTCTTAACGCCTGTAGAATCACTTCTAGGCGTACTAGAAGGGTTATATAAGAATCGTTCTAGCTCTTTTAAAATATGCCCATCTATGATAGGTGGTTCATATACAAATAAATAAGAACAATCTACTTCATCAATAACATGATTGTTGAATCGTTCTAATTCTTCATAGAATCTTATCCACAAACGAAAATCTGTATTTAATAAAATAGGCTCGCCATCTAGCGATTGTATGCTATTTGGCAAGCCTTTTGTCCGTAAATCAATCATTTCTTTTCCGTAACCTTTGAAACTGCATTGCTTGCATCAATTAAGCTTTTGATTGCTTTATCGTTCATTAATGTTCTAGCTTTCTTCATTGCTTGTTCATTTGTTTTTCTTGAATATTCTTCATCAATTAAATTCACAATATATAACACTTCCATTAAATCTACTTGTTCAATATCTACGCTACCTAACATGCTTTCAATCTGTTCATCTGTTAATACTGTTTTCAGATAGTCGAATTTAGCTCGATATGCTTCTTCATGTGTAGCATGATATGCGTTACAAGCGTCCTCTGCTTTTAATACTTCAATTGTTTTAGGTGGGATTTCATACTGCTTCCCTTCATACGTGATTCTATTCATGATTTACCTCTTCTTTCTTTATACTTCTGATGTACCTTCTGTAAATGTTACTGTTCCATCTGCTACCTTTGCAGTACCGACACGAATATCGCTTGCAAAGTTAATATTGAAGTTGATTTTTGAATCGACACCGCTTAATGTGTCAAAAATCAATTTAGCGTCAACTTCCCACGCTTTATAGCCTTTAGTTTTGTCTCCGTCAAACATAAATACAAGTAAAGCTTTTGTATTTACTTCTTCATTGTTTGGTACGGATTTCATCATTTGTTCGTAAATGTATTCAAAGTCATCTTCACCTTTAATCATAGTCAAATCCTGTGAGATTTGAGGTGAATAACTCTTTAATGATTCTGTTGGGTTCTTATCTGCGATAAAGTCATATGTTTCAGTTTCGCTATTAAATGCAATATCTAAAGTTGTAGACTTTTTAATTCGCTTGTATCCTGTTCCCATTTGTAAGAACAATCCAATCATATACTTTTTGACTGTCTGTCCTGTATTTACTTCAGTTCCTTGAGTTGCTATTAATTAAGCTCCTTTCTGTATTTAATTTGAATAGTCAATGCATATACTGCTTGATTATCCTCATTTGTGTATAGATATAAACCACTTGAAACGGAAACATCCTCACAATGTCTGTTTCCGTCTAGTTGTGGTAATTCTCCGCTTAAATTCTTTTCGTCAATCCAATTTTCTAATTCTTCTAGAAAAACATTGTTATCTTGTCTTTCTGGTTCAATTTGTGTATTCCTACGTGCTAGAAACGTGTAGTATTCAGTACGCATTTGAGAACCATCAATGTATGTATTTACAATTGCGTTAGGTTCTTTATACAATGCATAAGAGATAGCTTGTTGCGCTAAAACATCCGTTTCAATACGTTCATCTATCTGTATATTTCCGTAGCCATAAAGCCACTGAATCAACGCTTTTGATACTGTCATTTTCCGTCTCCTATCATTTGTTGTGTCATTTGTTGTGCTTTCTTCAAGATTGCTTCTGCTCCGCCATTTCGCATAGCTTTGTCAAACCAATGGTCTGTTTTACCACCAACGAAATGAGCACCCTCTTTGTTGTAATACCAACGTCTAGCATAAGGAGCACTTGGTCCACCTTGCTTTACTAATCCACTACCGATTTGAGTATTTCTTGTAGCCGAGTTAATCAATGCTCCTGTGTCTCTCGGCGTATATGGGGCCATAAGCCTAATGACTTCAGAATCAATCATTTGTTGAACTTGTCCACGTTCTTCAAGTCCTCTTGATTGCTTAATTTGGGGAATTGATTCAACATCAAGTTTAACTTTGATACCTATTGACCCACAACCTCCCAATGTTTCAACATATCGACATTCGTACAATCTGTTACGCTTTGAACGGTTGTCCATTCGTATTTCTTTTTAGCTTCATTTATTGCTTTGATGTTAGATAAATCTTCTTTAACTTCTCCAAAGAATACGAAATCTGTCTTATCTGTATTTAATGTGAAGTGTTTTGATTTCTCATCATTTGAAAGTTTCGCATATGCGTAAGGTTCAACATATCCCTCACGATACAGAATGGTAATATTTGTGGATGTGGCTATGCTCAGAATATTACCGTTTGCAGTTCTAACAGTTGATTGTCTCCACATACATTTATCAAGAATAGAAGCTTGAAACCTATCTTCTCTTGTCAATGTGTCATAGTAGTGATTAACAAGTGTAATTGAATCCTCAAAGAATCCTATCATAATGCAATCCATCTTTCTTTCATTAAATCCGTATCTCCTAACCAAAAGGCTATAATATCCTCAAGCGTGTTTCTTTTATCCGTGTGTGAAGCGTTTATAAAGCTTTTGGAATATCCACCATTTGAAATACTTGATACACCATAAATTGAATCTTGAAAGATTACATTGTTTAAGACATCGCAAATACAATCTTTTAAAGTATCTTCGTTTTGTTCGTTAATTGAATCAACATTCACATACTTCAATACCATTGCTTCTGCTTTGTAAGAATACTGATTGAATTGATTTTCATCGAATTTAGGAAAATGGGAATTGTAATATTCCCAATCTAAAATATCGTTCATTTTACAATCCCCCTTTTTAGCTATTTTTCATTTTGAGGTTTAGCTTCCTCTTTTGTTTTAGGTTTTCCTTTTTTAGGCTTTTCAACTTTAGAAGGATAACCCCAACCGATTTCCTTTGCCATTACTTAGCACTAGCAGATAAATAAATACCTGCTACCTTATTTGCGTATACATCAACGATTCCATACTTACGATATTTCAAAACATCTGAATCTGATTCAATGTTATTGCTTGCGGGAATCACATTTGAAACAGTGTGCTTATCCCATTTCATAACGGCAGGTTTATGAACAATTAAGAAGTTGATTACGTGTCCATCTTCTGCCTTTTCGTATCCACCTTCTAACTCTGTGTCTTTTCCGCTCAACAATTTGATTTTTGTATAGAAACGACTAGCAGGTACAGGAACAACTTTTGCGAATCCTTGTAAAGCTTCACGAGATTTGTAAGTGTCCAACGCCTTAACGCCATTTAATAATGTAGGTGTAGCATACAAGATACGTTGTTCGCTAGGAACTTCATCTTCATCCATTTTAGTAGTTGCCGTTAATAATGCGCTCAAGAACTCTTCTGAAGTTGTATAATCTTCGGCAACTGTTGTGATTCCTGTTGTGCCTGCAATCTTAGCGAATGTGTAAGCGTCTGCTTCCGGCGCAACCTTTGTACGCATTAATTCTGCTCCTGCCATACCGAATGCAATGTTCATTGATTCTGCGTTATCTTGTGTATCAACTGAGATTTTAGTACCTCGGTCATAGTCGAATGTAGCAGTTTTCCATTCTAACTTAACTGAGTTACCTGTATAACCACTGTTTCTATCGTAGTTTCCTAAACCTTTAACAGAAATTTGTGGATAGATGATTTCTTTTGCGTTTGCTCCTGCTCGTACCATTGTAGCGTCTGCATTTAAATCACCTGTAACTGAAGCTAACTTATATACCTCATCCAAATTTGAGACATACGTTTTAGCTAATGCAATTTCATTTGGTATTAATTAAATCCTCCTTATTTCTTTTCTGTAGTTAAGCCCATTGCCTGTCGTAGCAATAAATCTTCTGCATTTGGGTTTGCTCCTTGCCCACTGCTTCCAACGATATTTCCTGTTGCAGTAGGTCCTTTCTGTTCTTCTTCAAATAAGATTGGCTTATTCTCTTTTAATGTTTTAAAAGCTTTGTCAATATCATTTGTTTGGTCTTTTGAATTTAGTAAATCATCATAATTGAATTGTGATTTTGCTAAATCGAAATCTTTACATCCGTATTCTTTAGCTTTTGCACTTAATACAGAATCAAGATTCATTTTGCTAATCTGAGCTTCGTAGTTTGTCTTTTGAGTATCAATATCATTCGTCAATGTATTGATTTTTTTTCTTAACTCTTCTACATCAACTCCATCATAGTTTTCCTTGAATTTATCAAACTTTGTTTGAATATCCTTTGCGTTGTTCTCTGCTAAAGATAGCTTTTCTTTTTGCTTGTCAAACTCTGCAATCGTCTTATAGTTGTCATTTACTAGCTTTGTAACTGAGTCCTCTTGTTCTTCGGTTAATTCAATGTTTGATTCTTTTAAAATTTCAATAATGTTTTTCATGTGCCCTCCTAAAGTCTTTTGTAAACCGAATCTTCTCCGGTATGGTATTGGCTAACTATATTTTAGCTTGAATAATAGCTCACAATGTGAGCGTTTTATCCGATTCTAAGCCTATCGTTGTGAACTCTATCTCCCATTTCAGAACTGAAAGCTTTATATACTGCATTTGCGTGTTTTAGCTTGATTTTGGCTTCTGTACTTCCTAGTCCTTGATTATCCAATAAGATTACTTCCCTTTTTAACGCTCTGATGTTTCTTTCTAATTCTCTTTGATACTGCCTAGCTTCATATCCTTCATATTCTTTTCCTTGGAATGTGAAAGGCTTTGTATCAATATTCTTTAACTGCTCTTTTGTGTAGGCATAAGGCATATCAACATCCCAAACAGGTTGAGCAAAATGTCTACATCCATAATCTTTTTCTTCTCCATGCGTTAATTCATACAAGCTAGGATATAGTTTCCCTTGCGTATCATATCGCTTCCCTTGCCACTTCTTATGACTTGGACGTGCGTTTGCGTGAGCATCAAACTCGAATACAGTAACTCCTATATCTTTTGCGCATTTATTGTTGATTTCTTGTGATGATTCCTTTTCTGCGTACTGCATTTGTTGTCTCACCCATACATCCACATTTCTTTTCACGCCTGTATCATATTCCACAATCTTTACACCACTATCCGCCAATTTAGAGATAGCTTTTCTACAAGAATCATCAATTGTGCATTTACCACCTAATACATTTTTAACTTCTTCTTGAACTACCTTTGTAAAGAATACCGGTAATTTATCTTTACCGATTGCATACGTGTTAGCACTTGTCTTGATGTATTTCTTCCAATGCTTTGATGTGTCATTTTGTGGACTGATATATAAATCCATTTTGAGCTTCTTTTTGATAGGTTTCCCGCTTGCTACTTCGATTAAATCAAGCGTTCCTTGCTTACTTTCTTCAAAATCCTTTTTAGATTCCTTGATTACATCTTTTTTAAGGCTTTTTGATTCTTTTTTCGTAAATTTACGCAAATCTACGAGTGATTTTGCCAATATCTCATTAAATTTTGCATTTTCTTCGGTGCTTTTCTCTAAAACTTCACGAATTTTATTAGATACGAATATTATCATTCCTAATTCAAATACACTAGCACGCTTTACACTTTTTCTTTCTCTTTCTTCAAGTTTTCTTCTTTTCTCAATCTGTCTTTGTAGACGTTCTTGCTTCCTTTGTTGTTGCCTTTTTTCACGCTCTTGTTCCCTTTGCTCTTCTTCACCTAACATTTATATACCCCCTATAGAAAAAGGGCTTAAATGCCCTTTAAAACGCTTTTAATGCCTATTTAATTAATTCTTTTCTCTGAGTTTCTGTAATCCACCCAATAGATACAAACATTTCTAAATCGCTCTTTGTAAATAATCCTAATTCATAATACGATTTGATTAATTCATAACTCATACTACTTCACCCCATTCAATTGAACTTTTAATTGTGCAATCTGTAACATCAATTGTGCGTTAATCTTCTGTTGCTCGGTTGGTACTGCTTTCTCTTCGATTGTAGGTTTGTCTCCTTCTGCAACCTCAACCGCTTTACCTTCTACATATTTGTAGTTGTATCTACCATGTTCGTCAATTAATCCTTTTTCTAGATATTGACTTTGAGCATGCACGTATTTATCGCCTTGCCCTTGGTCAATTTCTGTCATAGCTTGAATTTCTTCTTCTGATAAAAAGATTTCTGAATTAATAGATGTGATACATTTATCATCGTTCAATTTAACATATACCTTATACATTCTTTTTGCTCCCTTCTATGCTGCGTAAATTTCTGCGTCCAATTCAATGTAGCCGTCTGTATCAAATACCAATGTACAGTTTTGTGTGGTACTATCCGGTGCTAGTAATATTGTGATTTCGTTATAATTTGTTAATGAAATTTCTCCCACACTACTGAAATTATATTTTTTATAAGAAGCCCAATAATACAACCAAAAACTGCCAGCGCCTTTTATTGTCGGTTTAGTTCTCATATTTGATAGTTCATCACTAGATATATACGTTTGAGTTGTGAAATAGCCATTTAATGATGCTTGTAATTGCTTGTAGTACATCATGCACTTCTGCAATTCTTCCGCGTAGTTTGGCGCAACATAAGTTGTAGCTTTACTACCTTTCTCTAATTTAATCCATTCAATCGTGATTGACGCTCCTTGCTTCAATTCGATACTTGCTTCATTTAATAAAGATAAAGTTACGGTGTTTAAACCTTTTACAATCTTCTTCCCATTTGCTTGATTGTATAAATACGCATTACCTGTCACTGCCGTAATATTGCACGATAATGTGCACGTATCATTGATTGCGTGTTCTAAGATTTGTTTAAACCACGAACTTGTATCAGTAGTAGCTAATGATGTGATTGTGGCCGTGCCATCAATATTGTATACTACCTCAGTATTAATGCTAATCCATCTATCTAGTGTATACGTTGGTTTCGTAGTATTGTTCGTGTACGTTCCACGTCCTCTTTGGTCAACTTTGAAATTCGAGTTAAGCAATAAATTTGGATTACTGAATCTTTCTGCAATGTAATCCATTAGTTGCGACAATGTACCTTTTTTTAATCCTGCTCCGTTATGAACTGGTAATAAGCTTGTATCCGTAAATGTAGGCAATGCGTCTAATTCTGTTACTTGTTTCCCTGCCATGTTATTCCTCCTTGACTTTATATTTCCAATCCGTGCCAACTTCTCCACTTGCTACTTCATAAGACCAATCGGCTAGGATTGCATTTCCTTTTTCATCTACTAATTCTTGAGCGCTTGTTGCGTTCAAATTCGTGGTAAAGTGGTTGTTCATCACCATTTGATTCAATGCATTATGTGATGTGGTTACAGACTTTATTTTCGAGACAAGCCACTGAATAGAAGCTTTGTCTTTGAATACGAAAGCCATATACTAACCCCACATAGTATTTAAATCATTTGTAGTAATCGCAGTTAATTCTGACTTCTTAACATACGCCGATAAATCAATGTCTGTATTACCAATCTTTTCGTATGTCTTTGTCTCTGAAAGCCAAATATACTCATCATAGATATCTTGTGTTCCATGTGAATGTGCTACCAAATAAATTACACCATTTGAACCTGTAGCAGGTAAGCTCGTTACCTTTTCATATCTAATAGATGCAATGTTTCCTACTGCCGAATTAATCAACGATTGTACTTGTGATTGCGTTTGGAATCCATTGTCATTTGTTAATTGTGATACCTTTGTAGGCACTGTAACATCCACGGCTTTTGAGCTTGGCGTTAATTTCGTACCATTTACCTTTACAGATTCAATCACATTCACTTGAGCACCACTTGCGATACCACTTAATTTTTGCTTTTCTTCGCTTGTGTAGTCATTTGTTGATAAGCCTTTACCACTTACGGCATCAACTTTCCCACCTAACGCCGTTTTAATCTTACTGATTAAGAGTGTCAATCCACTCTTATCTAAATATTCAATAGCTATTCTTTTTTCCTCCTATAGACTATTCCATAATTCATCTAGTTCGGTTGTTGATACACATGTTACAGAACCTTCTGCCATAGCTCCAACATCTTCCGGAGTATATACCGGTCTTGTTTCTGCTTTTGCCCACGTTGGAACTGTTGGGTCTATTTCTTCAACCTCTCCAATGATTTCATTACCATTTAATTTAGGTTTGTTCTTTAGCTTGTTGTAATCACTTGTACCTTCAACAAACTTCTCATCTGAGATTTCAATTTGAAGCTTGTCTGATTCATCTTGTATATTCATTTGAATATCTTGCATTAGAATCATGTAATCACTTCCTTATTCAATACTCTATATACCTTTGTTGTCTTGACAGGAGAAGCAACAGCAACTCCTCCTTTTGTAATCATTCTTAATTGAATATTACAAGTACCCTCTTTGAAATTGAGCGTTTCTTCTTGACTTAACAACACTGAAATAACATTTCCTTCAATGTCTAAATCACTTGATTCTTTTTTTAAGATATATCCGTTCTGTTCAAATACCACATAGATATTCTGCATTTCATTTAAATCAATATCGTTTATTGTGATTTGAATTGTTGGCGTAGTTCCTTGTCTCATGATTTCACCTTGTAAGTCCAATCTTTGCCTACTTCACCCGACTCAACTTCATACGCCCAATCGGCTAGCATTTCATGACCGTTCTCATCTACCAGTGTTCCATCTTCTGTTAATAGAATCGTAGTGAAATGGTTATTCATAAGCATTTGTTCTACATTTGCAATTCGGTTCATTAACTTACCTGCGGTATTTGAATCCAACGTATCTTTTACGCTTGCGAACCATTCATTGAATTCATTTTCATTTGCACTCATTTCAGATTGATTCTGCTCTTTTACTTCTTTGAATAATTCGGTCATTTGTGTAAATAAATCTAATGTTTCAACACTCTTTATGGCATTTGTAACTACTCCACAACGTGTTGAATCTAACCTTGTATCAGTGATGTTTGAGCCTTTGATTTCACTTGCGTTTCCTTCCACTGTTACCGTAGCTAATACCATATCATAAATAGAACCGCTTCTTGTGATTCCATCGTTGGTGTCGCTTGCTAATAAGGTAATGTTTCTATATGTGTCATTGTCATTCAATCTAAGAATAATATTGTAGCTTTTAGTAGCGTTATTCTTTTCTAATGTGATGGTTTCGTCGTCTTTCTGCCAATAGAATGCTCCGTTAATATTTGCTCGTCCTGCCTTAACTGTAAGTGTTAAGCCTTGAGCCTTTTCAACTCTCAAATGGTCTGAACTAGAATCATCTATGAATACGCCATTTGTAAAGTAGCTTGAGAATAGCTTTCTGAAAGCGTCATATAAGACTAATCTATCACCATTTCGTGAGACAAATGGAAAATATGTAGTTGCTATTCTTCGTCATCCCCCTCTCCATCATCTTGAATTTCTTCATTCAACAATTCCGTTGCTTCTTCTTCAGTGAAGCCGTATTGCTTCATGAAATACATAATCTTTAATCTTGGAATATCAAATGTTAATGCGTCATTTCTTAACGCTTGTGCCGTGCTTTGCTTATCCTCGATATATGTATCATCATAATCAATAGCAATATCTAATGAATTGATATTAAGCTTTCTGCCTTGTGTCAATTCGTAGAAGTATGCAATAGCTTGAATAATGTCTTGAATATATGCAGTAGATTCTTTACGTTGTGAGTTTACTTCCTTCATAGCGTCTTGATTCTCACCAATATATTCTGTAGCCGTCACAATTCTTCCACTTTCAAAGGTGTATTTCTTTGTACCAAATCCAAACATCATTGATAAGATACTTAATGCAGTTTCTAGTGATTGCACAACTTCCGCCGTTCTTACTGTTGGATTGTATTCTTGCCATAAAGCTTTTTCTTCCGGAAGCTTGTCTCTACCTAACTGAACAAATATCTTTTTCATTTGTGGATTCATCTTAATATTTCCATCCTTGTCTTTCTGCATTAATGCTTCATTCACAAGAACAATTTTATCAGACTTCAACAAATCACGATTCCACATTGTCATTGTTAAATCAATTGTTTTCAAAGGAGCAATTGCACTCCAAATCTTCGGCAAGCCGTACCCTTGCATTTGTAAGTTGTTGACCTTTGCATTTCTCATAATTGCAAACGGCTTAACCACATCTAATTGAACTATCTGAGCACGCTCTTTTATTTCTTCGCCTGTATCTTTAAAGTAATGTGTTTCTGCAATATATCTTTCGTCTTGTCCTTTTAAGAACATGACCATCACATATACTTTTTTCAACTTCTCATAATTTACTCCAACGAAAGCTACTTCCACAATTTCATCATTGATAACAGTTAATGGAAGGATATTCATTGAATCACAATAGTTGATTCTTATTTCCCCTCCACTGAATGTACCATCTTCGTAAATCTCGGCATTTGATACCGTTACATAAGCTCCTACTGTACCGTTTGCAGACATTTGCTCAACTTGTTTCCTATACATTACATCAAACCTATTCTTCGTTAGAATGTCTGAAATAATATCATTTGTTGTACTGTCCTCTGTTGCGTTTATATCTAGGATTTCAATAAGGTTTGCGTCATCCTCGCATAAACGCTTTGCAAAGTCTGTTTTATCTAGCGTGTATTCCTCGTTGTTCAACGTGTATGCCGTATGAAATTCTGTTTCGGTATTCGTGTACCACTTATTACACAATTCAATAATCTCAATTGCGTTTGTGTCTACATAATACCCTCTGTCGTTTAGGTAATTCTGAAACCACGGTCTACGTGTGTTAGATGTTTCTATTTCTTACCTCCTTAAATCTATATATCCACTATGGGTTATAAATGTGTAGCAGAACGAATCCCAATCATCATTGATATTGTTTACGTTCTCATCTTTCGGAATGTCTTTCTTTTCATCCCATACCAATTCGCTCAATGCATTTATTAAGTTCTTACAATGTTCTTCTATCTTCAATCTACCTGTAACAAGTAAGCTATCAACTGTTATAGGACGGTCCGTTAGCTCATTCTTCTTAACCGGTGCAATTATACTACCGTCCAATCCTTCGGCGTAGAAATAAGCTCTAAGCGTGTTTATGAGTGTGTTAGAAGCACTGTCCGGAAATATCCATTCTACATATCCGTAACATTCAATACAACGCTTATAGAATCTTACAAATGCTTTGCAGAACTTTGTTGCGTATATGGAATTAGATTTAGCCATGTCTCCTTCATCAAGTGCCCACATATAATCCCAATCATTTGTAAACCCTGTTAAGTGCCATGAATATTTCGAGCCATTGTCTCCAAAATCAACGCCAATAATTAAATGACTGAACCTTTTCCCTTCTTCCTTCATCTTTTCTTTTAGACTCTGATATTTGAATAGGTAAGGCTTGCAGTTATTGGCAAAATAAGGAAAGACTAGACCTTCGGCAACCATTCTTTCCCCTAAAATATCTCGCTTGTACCATACTGAATTCTTGTCATATTTGTTTTGGATTTCTTCGATTCTTTCTTGGCTCATTGTAGCATTGTCAAAGATGTTGAAGTGCTCATATCTGTACCAATCTAACCCCATAAATTTATCTATGTAATTCTTATAGATGTCTGCGTTTGGGTTTGATGGGTTTAAATCCCATAATGTAAATGGATGTACACTTGCAATCTGTCTTGCCATCGCTACCTTGATAAAGCTTGTTCTAGAATCATCACAATCGTAATGCTCATTTATTTCGGTCGCTATCCATCCACCATATGAGTTACCTAATATGCTCTTATATGAATCGGACTTTCCACCGCCTGTAAATATAACTATCTTTTCGCCTGTCTTTGTTTGGACAAATAGTGCTTCGTTCGATTTGTATTTACCCCAACGACACCGCCCACGAAAGATATGTTCTAAGCCGAAACCATTGCAATCGCCTATGTTTAATTTCGCATTTGGTAAGCTTGACCCACTCGCTAAATGTATTTTATCTTCGCATGTTTCTAAATACATTGAAAAGATTATGCAGTGGTCAATCGTTTTGCCACTTCGTACCGCTCCTTCTGCTACACTTTGTTTGTAATTTAGGGCGGTCTTAATATAATTCTTATGTTTATCTGAAAATTTCCCCCAAGGAATCGTTCTAGTCATCATTTTAATAAATCTGCCAAAGGTGTTAAGTCCTCAATCTCATGTGTCATTGTCTGCTCAACCTTTTCGCTCTGTCCAAGCATTTGTTTACCTAACCAAATAAGCATGGTCGTATTCCCTTTTGACGCTTTGTCAAATTGCATACGTCTTAAACTTCTTTTTGAGTGGCTTATACCTTTTTTATATGTCTGACAAAACTTTCTATTTCTTAATAATGTTCTTACCGAACATCCTAGGAAATCTGCAATTTCTTCTTGAGTACATCCAATAGAAGCAAGCTTTTCAACTGCTTCATAATCAATCTTTATTCTTGGGCGTCCTCCTGCGTGTTTCTCTGCTATTTTAATCCCCCCCTATAACAATCATATTGATTCAATTGCTTTTTAAGCCTTTGTAATCTTTTTCTTAAATCTCTTTTTCTATATTCTGATGTCGTGTTTTCTAATTCTTCTTCAACGCTTTTCATTTGGCGTAAATGTTCTTCTCTAGACATGTCTTGCTTCTTCTGTTTCAAGTTCTGTAATCTCCTCTGTTCTTTTTAAGAATGTTACTGAATTATCATATTCGTAAATGATGTCATTGTTTTCATCAAATCCTACAGGCTTTAGAACCTTTTCAAAAATCTTATAAGGTGATTGTCCTGCTTTTGGTGAATTCCATAAATAATGAAGATAATCTTTCATTGTCATTCCTTTGAATTTTGCTCTATTCTCTGATGAATTAGTGTTGAACCCAATAGCTTTATTAAATTGAAAATCTAAGAAATACATATCCTTTTCAATATCTTTCCAATGTACTCTTCCATGTTTCTTTGCAATTTGTAAAGCGCCACTAAAATTTCCTCTTGAGTAATCCCAATTCTTGTCTAATGCGCAACAACAACAATTATTTGAGCATTCTTTAAAGTGTGCGTCGGATACATAGAATCGCATACCTAATTCATCACATAGCTCTTTCATCTTTTGAATGTATTTAGCCTTTACTTTTCTGTTAAGTCTTAAATATCCACTTCCATTTGAATGTTTTCTATAGAAATCTACAATATCAAATCCTGCACATTCACTAATCACATCATAATGCTCCTTAGCTTGTTTAATAGAACGCATTTCTAAGCAAAAGAACTCCGTAGTAACTGCCGTTGCTCCTGCCTTTTTGGCTTCTCTAATTAAATCTAGATAGGTTTTATCTGATACTCCTACAATAAATGGACGCAATCTTAAAGTTGCACCACCTTTAGATAGTTCAGTATATTTTTTCATTGCTTCAAGTCTTTTTCTTGGACTTGGCACACCTACTTCGATTTTTCTTGCGTCCTCTTCATCTAGCGTGATGATACTAAACTTAACATTCCAATTGTCTGCGCCTTTGAACAATTCTTGATATTTAGGGTCATTAAATACCCATGCCGATTTCGTACTAAAACAAATAGGATAGTTAATAGATTTCAAATACTTAAGCATTTCATAGGTTTTGCCATATTTCTTTTCGTATCCGTCGAATTGGTCTGATAATCCACCATATTGAATAGGACGTCTGTCTTTAATGTATTTATAGAATTGTGATTTTGTATCTTCTCCACTGAAAATCTTTTTGCATTTCTCAACATTGATACATTTCACATCTTTATTAAGATATGCTTCTTTACTTGCACCAATACCTCTTTGATATTGGCTAAAACAATAAACGCACCCAAATGAACAATTGGAATATGTATCAAATGTCACCGGTAATGAGCAATCTGCGATTTCTCCTGTCCATCTCGGTGATTGATATGTCTCACTGATTTTATTCACCTTATATCCTCCATTTTCTTTTCAACAATACTGTTCTATCTTTTTTTGTTACCATATCCGGATATTTCTTTACTAGGCGTCTAAGCCATAGTTCTTGTTCTCCTCTTTGGTATCTGTCATACATTCCGCCTTTTTCCTTTCCCATTAAAGATTTATTTGGCACAATGTTATTTGCTCTAGCTATGATATACCCTTGCCTAATCATTCTTAGATTCAATTCATAATCCTCTAACATATCCCATTTCTCATCAAATTTGATTTCTTCACTTTTAATAACAAAACACAATCCACCTTGTACGAGTGTATTGAATGAATATGTTTCACCTTTCTTAACATAGCTAGCTATATTCATATTATTGGTTGTGGGTAGACATCCCATGAAGTGAATATTGTTCTTTTGCATAAATGAGAATACCTCATTAAATGTCTTATCCAATTCAGTGATTTTTTTCTGCGCTCCACATTTATTTCCTTGCTTTTCTTCCCATTTCCTAAAATCTCTGATGTCATCATCTAGTAAGATGATTTTTGCCCCATTTTCAAAATAATTTAGAATGTTATTTCTATTCGAAGCTACGTTATTTCCACGCCTAGTAATGATTTGAGCTTGACTTCCTAATGTTTCAACATAAGTTTTGAAATCATTTGAATCATTTAAGCTAATAACAATTCTTTCATCTTCAATTCCACATTCTTTTAGTGCGTAATACGTTTTACATTTTGGTCTATGGTAACTAGCTATTGCATAATAGATGTTATTCATGCATTAATTCCTCGATGTCGTAGCACACTTTCAATTCAGTTACCTGCAATAGTTTCTCTAAGAATAGTTGTTCTTCCTCTGTTTCATATGTAATGATTACACGTTGCTTTTTTAGCATATCTTCTGAATGTTCGCTAAATGCGTCCATAAGCTCGTTGTCATATCCTTCTGCATCCATGTCCTCAGTTAATGCACTAATTTCAAAATCGCCGAATCCGAATTCTCTCATATCGATTCCGTCAATTTCTTCAAGCTCTTCCATTTCTGTTTTTAATGCGTCTAAATCCCAAGACGCTTTTTCTGCCGTTTTATTATCTGCAATTCTAAATGCTTTTACTTGCTCATCTGTTAAATCATCTGCAACCACGCAAGGAACAGTTTCTAAGCCTAATTCTTGACTAGCTTTATATCGTGTATGACCTGCAACAATCACTCCATTTTTATCAATAACAATAGGCACTTTGAAGCCGAATTCCTCAATAGAATTTTTAACAAATTTCACTGCTCCATCATTGATTCTAGGATTATTCTCATAAGGTTTTAGCTCATTTAATCTTTTTTCAACAATATTCATATTCTCCTCCTTTTAAGCTCATAGAGCGTCATTTACATTTAGACAAGTATTTGTATTCTTTATGTATTCATCAACGTATAACTCCTTTTTATCGCCGTTATACGTTACTTCGTAATAGTTATCTGTGCTTTGAGCACTAATCAATGCTTTATTGTTTTGAAGCACTTTAACCATCCATACAACGAACATTTCACTGATTGCAATATTTGGATTCACTTGAAATACTGCATTCATTGCTAATTCTTGAAATTCTTTTGAACCCATATTCTCCTCCTTATTATTAAAAGAACCGAGACAAACGCTCGGTAATATATCAAAGCCTAATTGTATGCCATTGTTGGTATTTAATATCTAATTTTGGAAGGACTTACTGATAGGCTTTGTAAACATGGTTGCAGGAGAAGGAATTGCACCATTCGACCTCTAGCTAATAAGACTAGTGAGCTACTACTGCTCTATCCTGCTAAAACAATTATTACATGAAAAAATGCTCACATTGTGAGCACTTTCTTCAAGTTCTTATTTATTTTTCTTGGAATCTCTTCTCGTGCATAACCTACAATATTAGATGTTTTTTCTGCACTGAATCCCTTTATATATCTATACTCAATCATGGCTCTAGTCGTATCATCAAGTTGGCTTAATTTGTCTTTTACATAATTCATTCTTCTTGCATAATCTGCATGAGCCAAGAATAGCTCGGCTTTTAAAGGATAAATTGCTTCATCCCTTTGTAGCTCTGCTATCTTTTGCTCATAGTATGTATAAGATTGACATTCGCATAGAAAATGTTTTTTAACTTCTTCATATGTACTCATGATGTATACATCCTCATTAATCTATTTTCTAATTCGCCAACTTTATTTTTTAATCTATTAATCTCGTGTGTTTGATTATGAATTGTTGCATTTCTTTCTTTTAAAGTCTGATTAAGCTCAATGTTCGCCCTTCCTAATATGTTATTCTTAGAAATTAACTCTTTAATCCTTTCTTCATAATTCATTTCTATTAGTGCCACCTCCTAGAATGGTAAATCGTCTGAAGCAATATCTAAATCATTTTCACCGTTATATTCTTGTTGTGCAATCTGTTGTGTTAAACTAGGTTGCGTATATGTGTTTTGAACGCCGTAAGCGTTGCTATTTGCTTGATTTGGATATTGATATGCATTTACATTAGAACTATAATTCTGCCCATTAGAAGCGTTTTTAGGCGGTAATTGCACGTTATTAGCCACAACCTCAGTGATATACACTTTCTGCCCTTGTTGATTCTCATAATTTCTAACACTAATTCTTCCTTTGACTGTAACTAAATCACCTTTTTTGCAATACATATTTACAATATCTGCTAATTTATTCCATGCCACACAATTAATAAAATCTGTATTATCATTGATTCCATTTACTGCTACCGTAAACTTTGCTACGCTATTTCCATTTTGTGTTTTTGCTAACTCAACGTCTTTAGTTAAGTGCCCTGCTATTACTGCTACATTAATCATTTTTTATTACCTCTTTTCTATCTTCAATTACTTCACATTTTGCTAGGATATCTCCAATTATTTCATTATCATCAATGCCTTTAAAATATCCTTTTTCCTTCATCCCTCTTAAAGAATTAAATACTTTAAAACTGTATATACCCGGATAGCATTGTAATAATTCTTTTTCAAATTTAGTTAATTTGTATGCTGGCTTTTCGTGTGGTTGCTTTAGCCAATCTTTTGCCTTTTCACGACATCCTATTTGATTGATTTTAAAGTCACAGTCATTGCAATTAGTTTTATAACATAGCGTAGGTCTTCCTTTGACTACCGCTAAATTCTGCGCGTAATCTTCTAGAATTTCATCTTTGTAATGTTCAAAATTCGTTTCCTGTTTTGTTTCTTGCTTTTCTTCTTCAAACATTTCTCTAGCAGTCATCTTTATCTTCCTCCATACTGTTAACTTCTGCCCACAGAATGGACATCGTGGATAATACCTGTTTCCATGATATGTTGGAATTGGAACAACTCCATGCTCGCAATTTGGACAACATAACATCAAATCACCGCATGGGCCAATTTCAACATCTATTGGTTTCTTTGGCGTTTCTTTATCCGTAAGATTTTCCAACAATCGAAAATATAACTTGGCACGGTCAGTCTCTTCTATCCCTGCTACATCACACGTAACTTGATATTCCTTTTCAAGAACTTGCAACACTTCTTGATATTTATTCATATGCCTTTATCTCCATTTTTAAATCGTTAATAGCCTGTTTAACTTGTTTCAAGTCTAAATCTACATTAGAAACTAAATCCGCCATACGATTGTTAGAATAGCTCTGTAAAGCTGATTCTAGCGTTGTATGGTATGAGATAGGCTTTTGTACGTCTATCTCATTTCCTTCTTTATCCTTACCCTTCGCAAATGTTACAAGGGCGAATGAACCACCACTAGAAGTGATTGCATAATTGTTTTGTAATCTAATCATTTGTTGTCCTCTTTCATCATTTTTAAATCGAGCAAAAATCTTTTCATCAAAAAGATTTCGTTTGCCATTCTGTCTACTATTCTATGTAAACTCCATATTCTGCTATTATCAACTTCTGACAAACAGTCCGATTCTTTTAAAACATTCTCTAACTCATCTTTATATTTTTTTAGATTTTTTGTTTCATCTTTAATCCATAAAGTGTACATTTCAATTAAAGATTCAAGTTTTTCTTCAATCATTTTAATTCTCCTTTAAACTAGCCATAAAATCATGAGTACAATATAGTGCAAGATTTGGTCTGTCTTGTAATCAATCTTCTTATATCTTGCTTTTAACAAATCAATAATCACATGAGTTGCAAATACAAATAGCAACTTTAACGAAATACCAAATAGAAAATAAAACGGAACACAATACAACGCACAATGTACAAACATGTGATAGAAATTATCTCCTTTTGACTTTGCAATAAAATCACATTGCAGTACATAATCACCAATTAAATGACACAAGATTAATTCAATCATTGTTCTCCTCCTTTAGCTTTTTAACAAATTCATCAGTTTCTTTTTTGATTTGCACTATTTTCTTTAGTTTCCTCAAGCTTGCGTTTTGCTTTTTTCTTAGCTCTTTTTCGAGTTCTTCTTGTTCTTTTTTTGAATCATTCTCAAATATTTGATTCCAAACCTTATTAATTTTTTCTTCATACTCTTCTCTTGAAACATACTTAATCGGCTTACCATTAAATGCACTTGGACGCAATGTGAATCCGTACTTTTGTTTTATTTCTTCTAAATCTTTTTCTTTCATACTTCCACCTCATCATCTTGTGGCATTTGATAAACTTGAGGACCTCTCTTTAATGCGTAAGTACCTAAACAAAAATTGTCGATATTGTAATAGTTCGTATTTTCAACGGCATTTTGAATTTCATCTAAAACCTTTAAAGCTTTTTCTTTGGTAGAATATTTTCCTAGCAATGTAGCATTTCCAAATCCCTATATTTCACATTCTCCATCCATTTCTATATTCTGTACATTTACTAGTGCTTTCAAATCCTGACTTCTAATCCACATCTTTATTTCTCCTTTGCTTTTCTGTAACTAATCGCATATTGATTTTTGTTAATTCTTGGATTCTCTTTTTACTTTCCAAATCCATGTATGTTTCTAAATCAATTGAATCAAAATAATCATCCATATTACTTAATCCATATTTCTCTTGTTCTTCCTTAGTATAGGTAAGATTGTTTTGATTATGTCCTTGCTCATCTAACACAAATTCATAATCACCTTCAGTAGTTCCACAATTCTGTAAATTCATATATTGGATGTTTCCATTATCATCTAGATATAATCTATCGTGTTGGTCTGTTCCTACAATGTGAATATATCCTGTTTGTTTATCTCTTACATAAATAAGAATTGCTTTTAAATAGTTAGGGTTGTACATTTTAATACCCTTCTTTCAATCTCTGATAGTTGATTTTGTTCTTTTCACAATAAGCTTCATAAACACGCTCAATCGTGAAGCCTAGGTATTCATTTATTGCGGTTAATCTTTCCAACTTGTTCCATTTCCATGAAACTAAATCAGAAAAAGCTACCGTTAACCCAAACTCGTTATTTCTCATAAGGCTTAATATATTTTTTGAATTTCTTTTAAACGTACAAGTATATTCAATCCCCTTTTCTCCGTTAATGAAGTGATTCTGATAACTTAACACGAAATGCCAAACATCGACTAATTCTTCCATAACTTTTTCTTTGTCGACTGGTGGTTGCGTTTTTTTCCACCAACACCAGTTTCCTTTTAATTCATGAGTCAATTCACCGACTTCATCTAGAATAGCGAAACACAACTTCTCTTCATCAATCTCATCCAATCCATATTCTTTCATAATTGCTTCATCCAATTTGGCTTGCATTTGAAGCATTTCTTTAATTAAATCGTATTCTTTACTTTTCATTTGTTTCTCCTTTTTTCTTGTAATCCATTTATTTCATTTCCACAAATCCAATTAATCATTTAATCCCCTTCTAGCTCTAATTTATCGATTGAAAGTTTCAATTTTTCTGCGTATAGCGTAATGTATATCATTCTGTCTAAATCAGTTTCACTTAAATCATAAATATATGATTGTAATTCGCTTGATAGACAGTTTAGTAAAGTCTCTTTATTTATGAAATCATCTGATATTCTTTCAATTCGCTCAGTAAGTTCTGATGTCATTTGTAATACATCTCTTATTCCTTCAAACATCATTTTTTCTTCTTGAGGTTCTTTATACAAAATAGATTTAATACGTTCATTTACTTTATTGTTGATTATGATTAAAGCTTTTATTTTGTTATCCATATTCATTCCCTTTCTACGCTCTTAATATTTCTTTCCTTACTCGTTCCATTTCTTTATGTACATCTGCATACGATTGATTGCTTTCTTGTGCATAGAATTTAGAATCAAGTTTTACAGGATTGTTCTTATTTCTTTTTGTCCATTCATCATGTACCCACTTCTGAATCACTAGTGAATGGTTCTTGTATTTTTTTCCACTTGTTTCAATGTACTCATCTAATATCTTTATATGTTCATCTAATGAATCACCATATAAATCTAATAGGTGTGTGTGTTCTTTATCTGTAAGTAACACGTGTGAATATTCTCCGTATTTATGTTTGTGCGTACATACATTAATATTATTTTTATTTAATTCATTTTTAGTTGAATTATTATTTAATTTAATAGGGTTTAGATTTTCTAATTTTAGATTTTCTATTTTTAGAATTTCTATTTTTAGATTTTCTAAATTCCGAGGATTGTCTATTAATGTATATTGCCAATCAACAATTAAATTACCTTCTCTAATAGGTTCACGAATTAAATATCCTTTATTCATTAATTCTTTTAACCCGGAACGAACACTTGATATTCCATCTGTAGCTAATGCTTTAATACTGTTTTCCTTAAAGTCCCAATTATCCGGAAGGCTTAACATTTGGCAAAACAAGCCTTTTGCTTTATAGGATAGTTCTCTATCGTGAAATATTTCATTGTTAACGTGTGTATACCCACTTTGTAGGCTTTTCTTTAGTTCTGCTATTCTAATCACCCCCTAGAATTTCTACCTCTATTCTTGGATTTTGTTTATCTGTAAATACTGAATGATTCACTTGATTAATGTATTTCCTTGAATCATCCTCAAGTATTCCTGTTCTAACTAATGAATCTTGAATGAATTTAGTTGCGAATGTTACGTTATCAACATCACGCCTTGAATTCGGTTCATACCAATTAATATTTAATTTAATTGGGTAGTTCTTAACTTCGTAAATTTCACCAAAGTTTACTGCCTGTAAGATATAAGCCATAACTAATCGCTCATTCTTTTTCTTCATTTCTGCTCCTTTGTAGCGGTTCGTTCTGCAAGCATTAATATATTCATTCAATCCATCTAGTTTTCCTTTAATTACAAACTTTATTTTCTTCCACCTTGATTCCTTTATCTAAATAATATTGGGTACTAATTCCTAATTGTTCTGCATAATCTAATATGCAATCAATTAAGACTCCCATTTGTTTTGTGTCCATTTGTGAGCTACCCAAAAACAATCTACAATTCACAAATTCATTTCCATTGTCTCTTATCTCAGTGCCCAATATTTGAACTGCTCTAACTCCATGAGCTTGAGCCAACGAATCAACACCATCTTTCAAAACTGAAACATATGTATATAACGCTTTTGCCATTCTCAAGAATTCGCAATACATATCCCATGTATCGTTGTAGCTTGCGTTTTCGTTTTCACTTATTTCCTTGATTAATGCCCACATAAGCCGATTCTGATTGTTAGTACGTAAATGCTTAACAGAATCTATAATCACGCTATATGCCCCTTTTTCGAGTGTCTGAGCGTATGATTCGTATATTGGCTCAGTCAATTCAAATGTTATTTCTAGGTTTCCATCTTCATTTCTTGATTTTCTGATGAAATTACCTATTAATTTTGTTTTCAAAATCTCATTTGCTCCATTTCTTCAAATTTTTGGATTCTGAAAAGTGCTTTTTGTTCTTCTGTAATTCCCAATTCTTCCATTTTTTTAACATCCGTCCATGAATCTTGATACGGATTGAAGTTTTCATCCATGATGTAATTTTCTAAATCCTCAATCCTTTTAGCCTGTGAATAATAAATATCACGAGGGTATGATTCTTGATTCTTTATAACATTGTATGAATGCATATTTACCTCCTATAGATAGTTTTTATGAAATATCTTCATAAATTCATTTCTTGTGTGTACTTCTTCAAATGCCTTTTGGCATTCCTTTTTAAGTTTCATGTCTAATTTGTGATTGAAATGTACTCCTTCACTGCTCATGTTGTGATGTCTAGCACATAAACGTACATAGCAACCATGCTCAATTGATTTCTTTCGGTTAGCAGTACCGAAATAAATTTCATGCGTGTGTAAATCTAAAGTTGAACCACATACATAACATTTAGACATGTCTTTTTGTAAAATTGACTTATCTCGTTTTATTTCCAAGTTACCTTAACACTAGATTTAACTTGTGTTTCCTTTGATAATTGGTGCATAAGACCTAATTCATTCACTAACTTTGTATCAATAGTTGTTCTTGTGTATGGTTCTACATACGAAATTTTCACAACATCATTTTCAAATGATTTGATACCGTTATTTTCCATAGCTTCTAAGATATTTTTCTTAATATCTTTTTCTAATTTGTCCATTTCCTTTTTGTATTCTTGAAATGATTTTAATTTACTTAATGCTTCCTGTTGAATTTCAATTTGTCCATTTGTTACGTTTACTAATTCCATTTTTCTTTCCTCCTTATGCTTTCGCATTTTCTTTGTAAATAGCTCCATATGCTTTAATTAATGCCACTAGACCGTTTCCATTTAGATTAGGAATATCTTGTGAGCTGATTTTATATTCGGCTTTTAAATGCTCACAAAACGCTTCTGAATGCGTATCAATTCCTAGCTTCTGTAATTCATTTTGTGCTTTAAAACAACGCATACGAATTTCATCTAACTTGTCATTTTTTTCGGCTTTCTGTTGTTTTGTTTGTGCATTTTGAATTGCTTCATGTTGCTCGTCTGTATCTGCGTCTTTTGTATCATCTAAATTGAATAAACCATTTAACGCATATTTTCTAGCATATGAACTGCATGAACCTGTAACTTGTGAAGCGTCCATACCTTTTTTATTTTCTTCTTCTCTAGCCATTGCGGTAACCTCTACCGTTATATGAGAATCCCAATCCATTAATATTGCATTTGCTACAACGTAATATCTAGCTTCTGCAACTTTAATATCATCTGTAAGAATTAATGTTGTTCTATGCTTGCAACAAATCTTTTTAGCTTCTGCAAGAATATCTTCGGCAGAACGATAGTTATATTTCCCAAATTTGTTGTAATTGTTTTTTCCGACTTTCATTTCATTCTGAATTAATGAAAGTTTCTCATAAATGCTTTTCTTTTCTTCCATCTTCCGTTTCTCCTTTTAATCTGCTATAATGTATGTGTTCTTATTTTAAGAACGTCATTTCTTGTGTGTGCGTGCTTTGTCGAGTGCGCACCTCTTTTTTATAGAAATAACATTGCATACGACTTACTTAAACAAGCTATTGAAATTAACAGAATCACAATCGTTGTAATTAGAATTACATTTACGCAATTTGTGATTCTTTTTTGATACCTTTTTTCTCTGCGTATCTCTTTTTCTTCTTTCGATAGATATTTTCTTTTTGGATTGAATGGATAAATGCTCAACTCCATATCATCCTCCTGTATTGCATTCATTCTTATATCTTCCATTTTTATCTCCTAAAGCTTTTTTTGAACTCAGGAGCACACTTCAAGAATGTTTCTGTAGGAATCACCTTCTGATGAATATTTCTTTGTGTAAATGAATCTTCCCATTCAGTTCCTGTTTCTTTTTTGTAAGCTTCTTTTACTGCCTTCATAATACTGTAGCAGTAGTTTTTTTTCGTTTGTGGCTTGTATCTATCTAAGTCATAAAGAGCGATTATATCGTCTTTATTTAGAAGTGCTTTATACTCAATAATCACTTGCATACACCTCCATTCTAGATTCGCAAGTATTGATTTCATTTACTTCTTGTAAATCTCTTACGTTTAATTGATTTGCGATTTCTTGCGCTTCAACTTCATCATGTGCTTCAACCTTGAACGTAACATTTGCAGTTACGTCGAAGGTTACGAAATACGTTCTAGTCATGCTCATCACCTCTTTTCTTCTTTTTTGGATTCGTTAAGGATACAAGCGATATACCCTTTATCGAATTCAGATAGCTCATAGCCTTTCTTTTCAAGTAAGCCTAGAGCTTCAAAAATTCTCTTGTCTAGTATTGTTTCACCTCCATGACCTGTCATCATCAGTGCTAGTAGGTCAACTCTAGCAGACTAGCCTATTGGCTAGTTTCGACTAATTGAATATTTCTAGTTTTTCTATATCTTCTTTTCTTACTGCGTGTGATGTTCTTCTGTCATCTTCTAAAAAGTTGTATTCATTTTGAACACCCCATGCGTATCCGTTACGCAATCTACTGATTTCTACAATATTTTTAAATCTTTCTACTCGCCCATCTTTTAAATAGACATATACAGTGTGCTTTTCACCTTTTGGTGTCTGATAAATTAACATTACTTGTTCCTCCTATTAATTCATTAATGGTTCTGCATTTTGATTGATTCGCTCAACTTGATTTAATTTAAATAAGTAAGCTTTTGCTAAGAAGAAATTGTTCTCAACTTTTTCTTCTCCGTTTTCATCTGTGAATTTCTTTGCTTTAGGTTTCCATAACTTTGTACAAGTTACTGCATGCTCACCTTTCTTAACTTTGAACCCCATTTCTTTCCATTTTTGGAATGTGTGGAGAGGTTCAAACTCTCCCATGCCTAGTACCTTTTTTTCATTTTGGATAATTTCTTCGTTTGTCATTTCTTGTCCTCCGTTTAGTACTCATTTGTACTTTACGAGTACATTATAGTACTTTTGAATGACATTGTAAAGTATTTTTTGTCCTTTTAATTTACAAGTTTATTCTTTGTGATATTATGAATATAGAGGAGGTAAAACATTTGACTATAGGTGAAAGAATAAATGCTATTAGGTCTAACTTGAACCTAAGCATGGAAAAGTTCGGAAAGAAAATTGGTATAACTCGAAGTAGTGTCAATTCACTCGAAAAAGGTGTAAACAATCCTAGTGACCAAACAATCAAATTAATTTGTAAAGAATATAATGTTGATTACTTTTGGTTAACTGAGGGTAAAGGCAATATGTTTCTAGAATTGCCGGATAACACTATTGATGAATTAATTGATGAATACCAAATCAACCCAAATCAAAAGCCACTTATCAAGGCTTACTTAAAATCAAGTGAAGAAACAAAGGAAAGGTTATTGGATTTCATTTATGGAATCATTAAGGAATTAGACAATGCGGAACAAAACTAAAACACCACCTATTAAGAAAGGTGGAAGTAAGAAGAAAAAGATATTTTTATGGTGTGCAATTATTATTGTCGTTTTTTATGCAATTATTGCTATTGCTCCTAGTGAACCACAAAAGAAGTTAACATATACTGAAGAAATAGCAGAAAATTGGGAAGTACCGGAAAAAGAAGTAAAATCTATTGTATCTGTTGCTAAAGAACTAGGAATTAAAAAATCAAAACTTCATATCACTCATTTAGATGAGGATTCTTGCACAATTAAATATATAGACACTGATATTACTTTTAATATTAAAGATGATACTGTAAGCACTGTTAAAAAGGATGAAACAGTATTCTATGAAAATGGTTCAGTTACTAGAATGCCTAGAACTGTTATTATGACACCAGCAGAAAAAGAAGCTTTATATGATTGGGTGAACATGGCAATAGCAGTTCATTCAGATTTCAATATATCTGAATTAGATAAAACATCAAATTTTGATTGGATTAAACAAGATAATTCATATGCAGTAAAAGGATACGCATATGTAGATGATAAGAAACTTGGCTTTGTCATTACTTGTGATTGGACAGGAAACACTGATGAAGCGCCAACATTTAAAGAAATTCAATGGTTTCCAAACTAAAAAAGAGCGAAATTAATCGCTCTTTTCATCTGTGGAATCTATCCAAATCCGTTGAGTATACTCATAAACTCTTGCCACTTCTTTTTCTTCTAACTCTTCTAGCATTCTATTAATTAATACATACATTTCATACTTCGTCACGTGGCTTCCCCCTTTCTTTATAGTTTTTTAATACCTCTAAGGTTATAACGAATATAACTATATTTCAAGGGTAATTTTTAGTGCTAAAATTTGTCTTTCTCCATAAATTGTACAATACCTTTATCGGCTTGAGGTAGCCAATGAGCGTATACTGAAAGCACTGTATCAAGGTTATCACCTAATCTTTTTGCAATGTCATATACTGAGAAATTCACTGTTCCATTTGTAACCATATTATTAATCATATAAGAAGCGCATGAGTGCCTTAAATCATGTATTCTAATATAAGGTATTTGCTCATTCCGTTGTAGCTTGATATTCGTTCTCTTAATCGTTTCGTTCATTTCTTTTCTAACTGAGCTTCGATAAAAAGGAACTGTCATACCGAATATATAGTCATTATCATTTGCGTGCATATTATCTTTAAAAGCTTTATATTCATCAGATAGAAACTGTGGCATAGTAATTAATCTATAACTGTTGCTTGTCTTTGGTGTAGTCGCTTTTCTTAACGTGTCTGCCCATGTTTTTTGTATGTTGATGGTATTGTTTATTAAATCAATATCTTTCCATTGTAGAGCCAATGTTTCGCCTATTCTCATGCCCATGTAGAATTGATTCATAAATAATAAATGATATACAGGTTTATTTTCATTTGCTATAAACTTATTAAATTGCTCTACTGTCCAATACATCATGTCTTTCTTTTTTTTGTTTGGGTCTTTCTTCAAATCAATTTTATTGCATGGATTCACTTGAATATATCCTTGTCTTACTGCATAGTTAAGAACTGCTCTGAATTTCGTATAATAGTTAAGTACTGAATCAAATAACATTGATTTCATTAATCTATTAATAACCTTTTCTATATTGTTTGCAGTAAGCTTTTTAATTTCGCATTCTCCTAGCTCATCTTCCCATACTTTCAATATTGCTCTTTGTGTCAAGTAAGTACTTTCCTTAATTCTCTTTTCACTGTATACTTGATATTGATAAGATAGTTGATTAAATGTGATGGTTGCGTTTGGTTCTTTTAGATTCTCTTTGAATAGAATCTCGGCTTTTATAGCGTCCTTCTTTTTTTCGAAGCCACGCTTCTTATATTGCTTGGTTTTACCATTCAATTTATATGAACCATAATACATCCATTTTCCTGTTGCTTCATCTTTTTTGACTGCCATTTCTTGCACCTCTTTTTTATCATCATACAC